TTAAAAAACATTTATGCCATTGGAAGAGATTGCTGGGCTGCACCAGAACTATGGATGCGGGCTGATAAGGCTTGGAGTTTTCTTGCTTTTTGCAGGGCAGTCTATCTTTATAACAAAGAACCAGATAGATATTTATGTCAGCTTCCCTGCCACCTTGACTGCACTTGTAGTTCTATTCAGCACTACAGCGGATTGCTACGTTCCAAAGTAATGGGAGAAAAAGTTAACCTAATTAATTCAGATAGACCACAAGATATATACAGCGAAGTAGCATCACAGATAAACAAAAGACTTATAGATAGTGACGATCCAAGAGCAGCTAAATGGTTAATGCTGAACGTAGATAGATCGTTAACTAAACCTTGCGTAATGACAGCACCATACTCAGCTACTAATAGTGCCTTCTATCACTATGCATACAGCTGGGCACAGGAACGATCAACAAAACTATTAGGTAAGAACAGCTGGACAAGAGGCAAAGGTAGCATGAGTGCTATGAATTATATGGCTACTCTTTTATTTCAAGAGTCAGCTAAAGCTATAGCTCCAGCATATGTAGCAATGAAATGGTTTAAAGCTGTAGCTAGAGAACTAGGTAAGGTAAACAAAGCAGTAACTTGGACTAGCCCTACTGGTTTATATGTCGAACAAAAGTATTACGACCCAAAGAAAATAAGAATCCAACTTAAATATTTATCTGATGTTTATTTGGATATAAGAACAAACGAAGATACACCAGAACTTAATACAAGGAAGATGGGTCACGCTATCTCAGCAAATATATTACATAGTTTTGATGCAAGTCATATGGCATTTTCTACAATTCATGCTTCAATACAAGGAGTCGAAAATATCGCTGGTATCCACGATTGTTTCGTTACTACCCCGTCTGAAATGAGTTTACTGCGTGACTCGGTTAGACAAACCTTTGCTGATATGTATTCAGTAGATCGTTTATCAAAACTAAAGGCAGAATTAAAAGCACAATTAACAGACAACCAAATACAAACGCTACCTCCAGAGCCAACGCTTGGAGAGTTAGATGTTTTACTTACACGTTCATCAACCTATTTCATAACATGAATCAAGTTAAAGCAAATCCTTTTTATATCTTCACCCCAGAATGTGGAGTCGCATGGAGTCATCTAGTAAAACCAGATGATGCATTTAATAAAGCACCAGAATGGAGCGTAACATTACTGTTAGATCCAGATAGTGATGAGACAGCTAGAGTTTTTCAAGAGTTTGAAGATGGCCTTGATGCATGGAAAGCACAATTAAAGGCAGCATTTCCAAATCAAACTTTTAAAATGGGAGAACATTCTAGGTATAACCATACTGAATTTGAAGGCAAGAAAGTATTTGAAATAAAATGCAAGAAGCCTGTTGAAGCAGGGCAAGGTGCTAAAAGATTTGCTAACACACCTCCTATTCTTTTAGATAAGTATGGAACTCCTGTACCAGCAGATGAAAAAGATAAGTTCATAGGTTTAGGTAGGGGTACAACAGTACAAGCCAAGCTAAGAGTACAAGGATATAATCATTCGACTTATGGTGTTGGATTAACAGTCCAGCCAGAAGCCATAGTCATTATGAATTTTGTTCCATATGAAAAAACGACAGACCTCTCAGGGTTCAAGTTCCAGAGCAAGACTGAAACGCAAGACCTCACTCCGTCCAACGTTGAAAACTCCTTCGGGGGTAGTACATTTTAGGTCAAAGTTTGAAGCTCAAGTAGCATCAGACTTAATAAAAAAGAAAGTACCATTTACCTATGAAACTGTCAGCTATGATTACATCATCAGCAGTAGCTACACTCCTGACATCATCCTTACTAACTGTGTGGTTGAACTCAAAGGAGTCCTACTTAAAGAAGAAAGAAAAAAATATATTGCAGTCAAGACGCAACATCCCACATTAGACATTCGTTTCTGTTTTCAAAACGCAAACAACAAATTGTCTAAAGCTAAAAGAAGCCTGACGTATTCAGCATGGGCTGAACGTCATGGCTTTCTTTGGTGTAACAAAACTATCCCTAAAGAATGGTATGAACATTAAAGAAAAAATTTTACAGGCTAAGAAAAGAATTAAAGAACTTGAAAGGCTGATAGCCTACTGGGAAAATGCCAAGTAAATACAAAAGTAAAGAGCCTTGCCCTGAGTGCAACAGCAAAGATAACGTAGCTGTCTATGATGACGGACACAAGCATTGCTTCGGATGCGGTTGGCAATTTCAACCCAAAAAAAATTTCAAGAAACCCACTTATCAGCCAATGAAAAAAGAATGGAAACCTATAACTCCAATTCCCTGTGCTTTACCAAAGCGTGGAATAACAGAGGAGACTTGTAAGTTTTTTAATTATGGTATCTCTCAGTTCAATGGTACTGACTGTCAGGTTGCAACCTACAGAAATCAAAGTGGATTAGTTGCAGCACAGCACATAAGATTTAAAGACAAAAGATTTATATGGAAGGGAGACTTAACTGATATAAAGCTATGGGGTCAGGAACTATGGAGGCAACAAAATACTGGCGGTGTATTCGTAACAATTACAGAAGGGGAGATTGATGCAATGAGCGTGGCACAAGCTACAGTCTCAGCAAGTGGTAATTACTTTCCAGTTGTTAGTTTGCCATCAGGTGCTCAGTCTGCTACAAAGTTTGTAGCTGCAAATTTATCATGGCTATCTCAGTTTGTTCGTATCGTTATTTGTTTTGACTCGGACGCTGCTGGTTTGGATGCTGCCGAAAAGGTTGCAAAGATCTTACCTACTGGTAAGGCAGCTATCGCAAACCTACCAAGAAAAGATGCTAATGAAATGCTCCTCGCAGGGGAGTCGGAGTTACTTAGAGACTTACTCTTCAAAGCAAGTCCTATCAGACCCGACAACATATTCTCTGCCTACGATCTATGGGAAGATTTAGTTAAAGAAGATAACTCTAAGATATGTAGCTATCCCTTCCCAGAGCTAAACAAAATGGTGCAAGGCTATAGAAAGCAGTCACTCACTACAATCTGTGCTGGCACAGGGGTTGGCAAGAGCCTATTGTGCAGAGAAATGGCACATCATTTTTTAGTTAACGGATTAAAGGTTGGTTGGATTGGCCTCGAAGAGAGCAGCAAGAGAAGTATGCAGGGCATACTATCCATAGCTTTAAACAAACCATTACATATAGATGAAAAGGCTGTCGATGAAAAAGAATTACGACAAGCGTTTGATTATTTATTTAGTGACAACAAGTTTGTATTGCTTCAACACTTTGGTTCATTAGATCCAGATAGATTAATAGATCAGATAACATACATGGCTACTGGCGAAGAGTGTGATGTTATTTTCTTAGATCATTTGAGCCTTGTTGTTAGTGGATTAAGTGATGGAGATGAAAGAAAACAAATAGATGTATGCTGTACCAAGCTAAGACAAGTAGTAGAGAAGACAGGTGTTGGTTTAGTTATGGTCAGTCACTTGCGTAGAACAGATGGCAAGCCAGCTGAAGAGGGAGGCGACATAAATTTAGCAGCCTTGAGAGGGTCGCAATCCATAGCCCAGCTAAGTGACCTCGTTATATGTGGCATTAGATCGCAGCAAGCTACAGAAAAATCAAACGAACTGGAATTAAAAGTATTAAAGAATCGCCATAGCGGTTGTTTGGGTAAAGCTGACAAGCTTGAATACAACGAAGCTACTGGCAGACTAACTCCCTCCTTACATAACTACTTATGACTTTATTAATTGATGCCGATTGGCTATGTTACAACTGCTGCTATGCAGTAGAGAATGATGATAGGTTCGATGACAACTTACACGTTCTATACTCAAGGCCAAGCTGGGGATTAGATCTCATCGAGACATACATACAGAGATACAAACAAGTATCAGAAGATGAAGGCGAAGTTATCATGTGCTTTACTTCTTACCCTACATTTAGGCATGACTTGTATCAGGACTACAAAGCTAACCGAAAGAGCAGAAGAAAACCATTAGCACTTAAAGCTGTAATGGATGCATTAACTAATAGGTATAGATGTATAAGATACGATGGCCTAGAAGGAGATGACGTACTTGGATTATTAGCTACTAGCAAAGAGTTGGATGATCCTATTATTGTTAGTCCAGATAAAGATATGAGAACTATACCTTGCAAGTTGTTAGCTGGAGAAGATTTAGAATTAATAACTAGAAGACAAGCGGATAGAAACTGGATGGCTCAAGCATTGACAGGAGATACGACAGATAACTACAAAGGTTTAGCTGGGGTAGGTGCAGTAACAGCAAACAAAATACTAGGAGATGCTAAAGAGCTACCTGATATGTGGGAGATAGTCGTAAAAGAATATGAAAAGAAACAAGGAGGATACAAGGAAGCATTGCTTACAGCTAGGCTTGCAAGAATATTAAGATCAGGAGATTACAATACCAAGACAGGTAAGGTAAAACTTTGGAAACCTTAGTCAATACTTAATGGATTTTTCTTTTTCTTTTTTGGAAAACCAGCTTGCATATTCTTATATGCTTTATCTGAAATAGTACTGTTAGCTTTACTTCTACTTGTTCCAGCCTTCTTTCTCTTGTTGATGTTGTAATACAATCCTTTTCCAGCCATAGTGTGTACAGTAATATAAATATAAATTAGCATTACTCATGGCAGTTGACGACCCATTCCCACCCATAGAAGAAGCATTAATTAATAGATTAAAAGAGATGATACCAGAGAAATGTCCTGATCTTGATGATAAAGACAGAGAGATATGGTATTACGCTGGTCAAAGAGGCATGGTAAAAATGCTTGAATCGGTTTACAATGAGCAAAACAACATTACTAAGGAGTAGCTATGTGCGGAGGAGGAGGCAGACCGCCAGATAGAACTGATGAAATGCTGGCTGTACAGCGTGAACAAATTGCTGAACAAAAAAGACAGTATGAAGAAACTCGTGCTGACAACTTAGCAAGACAAGAAGAGCAGAAGAGAATAGCTACTGCACCAGCAGCACCACCTCCATCTGCAACAGCCACTTCGCCAGCAGCTGCACTTGATTTGCCAAGCGGAGGCTTAGGTCTTGGGGGAGCACAGCAACGTAGAGGATACGGACGTAGAAGATTAAGAACAGATTTAAAACAAGGATCTGGTTTACAAATACCTTAAATGAATAACAACGAAGTTACTTTAACGAGTGGTGTCGATCAGGATAACTCCTACAAATCTGACATGGAACAGAAGAAAGGAGTTACTGTTGCATCGAAGTACCAACAAGG